CTTCATAGTTATCAAAATTAACTACCTTTTGATTGGATTTTCTTTTAGGTAAGTAACTAGGGTTTTGAGATGCTGCTAGTCCATCAGGATCTAATTGAAAAACTACCTTAGCAGGATTTTCAGGATCTTCTCCCTCTCTCCTAACCATATGGTATACAGTATAAGGAAGTACGTTATATACTCCAAATTTTTCAGATATCTCTAACTTTAAGAAAAAGTCTCCGTACTTACACATATTTCGAATCCATGACCATAAATTAAATTCTATATTTAATACGTCGTAGAATAAATTATAAAGTACTCTCTGAATATTTTCATCAGATGATTTTATCTGTAATATTTCATTTACATCATTTTTTACTGTAGCTTCGTCAGCTATTATATCTAATGCGGATGCAATGATTGGATCTGTATCCATTGCTTCATAGTCTGAATAAAGCTGGATTCTAAGTGTTTGATAGTTTAGGTTAGGGTTAAATATATTCCTATTATTATAGATGTATAATCTACTAAATCTATCTACTAGTGAGTTTGTTTGGTACCTTCCGGTTCTTTGTATTTGGTTAACATCTGCTATTTTTAGCTCTTTGCCACCTATATTTCTTACAACTACATCTGTAGAAAATAATCTTCGAAGTCTACCAAATAATGAAGTATCTGCCATTAATCATTTAATTTATATATAAATAGTCTATTTTAGTAACCAAGTGATATCCTCTTGTCCACCTGGTGTATCTATAAGATAAGGATTTTCTTTCTGATTTCCAACTCTTTTCATAACTGCTTGGTTTTTTGCATTTAAATTAGAAAATGAAGATAATTGAGCTCTAGCTAGGTCCATACCTTGTTGTCTCAATTTTAAGGCAGTATCTCTTACATATAGTGCAGTAGCACAGGATATAAGTAAATCATCATTATATCTATCTTGAGCTTGAGGTTTTCCGTTTTTCCACACAAATACTCTCATTTCTCCTAATAGTCTTTTAGATTGTATAGTTACTGATTTCTCTCTAATATACTCAATCATCTTAGCTATTACTAATGGACGAGTTCTCATAGACATAGTAAAACCGGGTACTAACTTATCTCTTTCATACTTGTGCATATAAGATTCTACTGATTCCATATTAGATGTAGAGCTATAGTATAAGTTTTTATACTCTCTTTCTAACACTTGTTCTATTGTAGCCCAGCCTATATTAGCATTTTCTACTACTAATAGTGCATCATTATACTCAGATGCTATACCAACAAGTACGTTACCAAAATCTTTAGGAGATAGCTTGCCCTTATATTCAGCTACTTGTACACAAGTTTCTACATCAAAGATATGGAAAGCAGAATAGTCACTAGAATCACCTCTAGCTACGTCTGCTACAACCATATACGATTTAGTATAATCTACTCCTTCCCACACCCATAAGTTTCCATCTACTCCTCTTCTTTCTAAAGGTTCTTTCTCATATGTCTTTTCATAGAATAGCATATCATCTGGTTCAAATACTGTATCACCTGATGCTAAGAAATCACAATCACATTCCTGTCCAGCCATTCTAGGACCTAAATCTGAGTCTTGTTGATCTCTCCATTGTTGGTTTCTTTCAGGATGTACTGTCCAGGGTAGTCTAATAGATAAAAAAGAATTTTCTCCTGATATAGCTTTTTCCCAAGTTAAATGAAACCAGTTCCCAATACCGTTAGGTGTTGATAAAGCCATACATTGACCACCGGTTGCTAGTGTTTGTTGAGCAGCAGTAAATGTCTCTTCAATATTATCTATAAAAGCTGCCTCATCTATTAATAGTAATGATACTGCTTCTGATCTTGCTGAATCAGCATTAGATGATTTAGCTTGTACCTTTGATCCATTTTTTAATCTTAATGATAATTTATTTTTTTCTACCGCAGGTAGTTTTAACCACTTAGGTAGCTGGTCATACATAAAGATAACTTTAGTAACTAAGTTTCTAGCTGTTGCTTGAGTAGTTGCTAATGCTAATACGTTTTTATCTTTATGAAATAACATCAACCATAATGAGTATGCTGATGCTAAAGTAGATATACCTAGCTGTCTTGATTTAAGAGTAATTACGTATTGATTCTCTTTAAATATATGTAGTACTTTTTCTTGAAAAGGGTATAAGTTAAATAAGATTCTACCTCGCGTAGGATGCTGTATATAACAGTACTTACGCATAAAGTAGATAGGATCTTTAGCACATTTAAGATATTCTTGCGCTATTATTTTTTTTATGTCTTGTGCCATAACTCATTTTAGAAATTATAAGACCATCTAGGTAGTCCGTCTTTCATTTCAATTTTGATTTTAGAGCCTACTAACTTAATTAATTTATCAGCTGTTACTGTTTGAAAAGTTCCGCTCTTATCGTCTAAGAAAAATACTTCTGAGAATGATTCATCATTAATATATTTCTGAATTATTTTTTTTGAAAAATGACTTTCTAACTTGTCTGCATCTATACTACTACCACTTTGGTATTTAGATAAGTTAAAGTTTTCAAAATCAATTCCTGGGTAGGTGCTTAGTATTGCTCTATTTGCAATTTCTATAGTATCGTCAAGTCTAGCTTTGTTTTGATCTACTACTGCTGCTAATATTTTATTTATTCTATGAAAAGGCCTGTTACCCTTAGTTACACTAGTATCAATTTTTCTTATTAAAAAATTATTAACACCAGAAATAATTTTATCAATCATTACTTTATCAGAATTTTTTCCAAATCCTGCTTTTTGGCCCATAGGAACTGCTCCTCTATTCTTTACTTCAATTCCCATATCACCAACAGAAACATCTCCTTTACCTTTTCCATCACTTGAAACATCTTGAACCATTACACTTAAAAAATACTTCTCCTTTTCCTGTAGCTATATTTCCTATAGAGGGTTTTAAATCAAGTAGGTACTTTAAAGTTTCTTCTGATACTAGGTTTTTAAATTGAGTTACTAAGTTTCCACCTCCATTTCCGTTTCCTAATGATTTATAAGTAATCATTTTTCCACCTCTAACATATGAATGGAAATTTTGAATATCTCCATTATCTACTAAAGTATTGTAAATTCTTCTTGCAGCAGATGCTACTGTTCTTCCTTTACTATTTAAATATTCTATAACATCTTTCTTATATGCTACTCCTGATATGCCGTTTAATATTTGTTTTAAATCATCGGGAGTAAACTTACCATTCTGAATAGCATCCACAACTTCTTGTTTAGAAACCTGTCCATCTGTATTAGTTAATTCGGAGATTAGGCTTTCTAAAATTACCTTATCTTCAGGGTTTTTAATATCTGGAACTCCTGTTTTGGTTCTCCAAGCCCACTCAGTATATAATTTATCTATTACGTTCATTATGCTTCTGGTTCTTCTGCTGGTTCTTCGAAGTCTATTGGCTCCCCTGTTAAATCTGCTCCTCCTTCTTCTCCTGGTTCGTCTAAGTCTGAACCTGCTCCTGTTCCTGCATCTGCTCCAGGAAATTCTCCTCCACCAGTATCAGCAGAATCAAAATCTTCAGGTGCTCCTTCTCCTTCTTCTCCTCCTGGTTTAAATGGTGCTTGTTGGTATAGAAGTGTAAGTTTATCTAAAGCTTGTTGATAATCACTTATTTTGTTTATATAATACCTTTTACCCATTATTTGAGCTTCAAATCCATCTCCTAACCATTTAAGAATATAGTCTTGGCCATTCTTTAAATTAATTCTAAAGGTACTAGGTCTTGGTGAAACCCAATCTATAGACTCTACAAAGTCTTTGAAGTCTTCAGTTTGTAATTTTACAATAGCAGATTTAATTGTAGGAAACTTATTTAATATAATATCAGTACTATCTTCTAATACTGTATCTTTTGGAGCATCTGTATCAGGTTCTTCTTCTGGTTCTGGCTCCTGTTCTTTCATTACATCATTAAGATTTTCAAATAATAACTTGTTTACTCCCTCTTCTAATGATCTAGTTGTTTTGAATACATCATATTGTTCAGGTCTTTCAGTTCTTAAATATGACTGTAATTTTCTGAAATTAGTTTTGATTAGTTCGAATAAGTCTCTAGCTGCTTTATCAGTTCTAATTTCTTTTACTCTCATTAAATCTTTTATAGTATTAATTATTTCATCATAATCAAAATATAATTTTCTAAATGAAGGTAGTTTTAAAATTGTATGACTTACAGAACCAGTGGTTTTATTTTCTCCGCTAAATTTAAAATATGTATCTAAATCTCTACTAAAGAAATCTTTTGGGTGTATTTTACCGTATCTTTTTTCTATGCTTCTTTTATACCTTGGAGGCAATTCTTTAGCTTGATATGGTCCCGGTTTATCTTGTTCACTGATTACTTCAGAATATGCTTGTAATACTATATTTTCTAAATCTTTTTTATCCATGTTATTCCATATCCTTTAAGGTTGCATTGATAGCTTTTCGGAAAGATAATAAAGACTCTTTAGCTTCTATTCTTTCACCTGATTTTAATGCATCTATTAAATCTCCCAAATATCTATTCTCACTGTGATAATTTACGTCTTCGAATGAACTATATAGCTTCTTTAACTTCTGTACAGAGGAACCTAAAGTAGCTTTTAAACCAGCTTTTAACATTCCTATATAATCAAAGTCATTAGAGTACATATCTCCTAATCTATACTTTTTTACGTTTTCATTAACAGTAGTCTGTCTTGTCAAATCACCAAACTCCTGTGCTACATGCACTGCTGCTCTTGCGAACTTTTTAACTTTATTACCAGGTATTTGAATATAATCAAATCCACCTCCTTTTAGTTTACGAGTTGTTATTTGTAATGCTGGTCCGTCATGTTCTTTACCTGGGGCGAATCTTTTAAAATGTAATCCATCTTCGTCATAAAGTTCAGTACCTTCTTTAATACTACCAGGGTCTCTTAATAAACTAGCTAATGCTTTTATTGCTTCTTTTCTAAAGCCTATATCTTGTGGTATTTTACCTGTTTTTAATATATCTATAATATCTCTAATATAATCATAATGTTTGTCAGTTATTGCTACTATATCATCTTCATTCAATTTAGGAGCATCTTTATCTGCAAGTGGATTTACTGGTCCATCTGAGTCTAAATAGTTTTGAATTACTTTTAGATCAAGCTTATATTCATCTGCTATACCAACGATTATTTCAGCAGCTTCTTCTCTAGGTTCAAAACCAGATTCATTAGCTCTATCATCAATTAATCCTTTTATAGTATCCATATCACCTCTACCTTCGGTAACGTTAGGATCTAATTGTTGATCTTTATTAATTCCAGAAACTTTATCGTCTATATCTTTTTCAAGTTGTTTCTTTTTACTACCTAAAGCTTTTAATAGATCTATTACTGATTTATCTCCTTTTTTGTATTGTTTAGCAAGATCTTTCATTTTGCTAACGAGCATTTCATGAGATTTCTGTAGCTTACCTACGGATGCTTCTTCTTCTCTAATTTGTAAGTGTTTATCATCAACAAGTTCTTCATATGCCAATCTTTCATCACCATCATATTTTTGATCAACTATTTTATGACCTAATCTTTCTAGATCACTATTTTTCATCTTTCCTAATCTACGTCCATCATAACGTTTTTTTATATAGCTTGTTGCTATGTCTATAAAAGTCTCAGGATAATATTCTACTTCTTTTTCTTCTTTAACAGATAAATCTCTTGTTTTGTCTTGTAATATGTTTGATTTAATTATGAACTGAAGGATTCTTTTTAAAGGTTTAAATTCTTCAGCTTTCCATGTTTTACCTCTTTCCATTCTATCTACAAGACTTTGTAGGAAATCTACATCACCTTTATCTAAACCATGTGCTTCCATTATATAATCAGCTAATGCATGTCTAATAGTACCTCTTAAATAACCGTCGTCTTTTATATCAAACTTAGAAGAAATA